GGAAAGGCTTGTACCCAACACTATCAACCGGCGGTCGTTGTATTGCCTTATCAACGCCAAACGGGATTGGTAACTGGTTTTACCGTATGTATTCCGACGCCGATGCCGGCCTAAACGACTTCCACCCAACAAGCTTGCCTTGGCACCTTCACCCTGATCGTGATGAAGAGTGGTTTAAAAAAGAAACAAGAAACATGACCAAAAAGGAGATAGCACAGGAGCTAGAATGTTCCTTCCTATCTTCAGGCGAGACTGTTATTGATGCCGAATACTTAGAATGGGTATTTGAGCAAGTCCAAGAGCCCCTATACAGAGACGGCTTTGATAGAAACCTTTGGATTTGGCAAGAATACGATCCCGCATCAAAATACTTTATGGCTGTTGACGTTGCTAGGGGTGACGGTGAAGACTATTCTGCTTTTCACGTTTGGAACATTACCACAAATGAAATAGTTGCGGAATACCAAGGAAAAGTCGCCATAGATATGTATGCTAATATGGTACATCAGGCCGCAACAAGATACGGCACGTGTTTGGTTGTTGTAGAAAGTAATAATATTGGGTTTATGCTTATTGACAAGTTGAAAGATCTAAGATATAATAACTTATACTACTCTAAGGGAGATGAGTTCATTGATCCTTTAATAGCAGAAAACATTACCGGCGCAACACCCGGCTTTACCACTTCTTCTAAGACAAGACCATTAATCATCGCTAAAATGGAAGAAATGATTCGCAACCAACTAGTTATAACAAGGTCTAAAAGATTATTTGGAGAATTTAAAACTTTCGTCTGGAAAAATGGCCGACCTCAAGCAATGAGATCAAAGCACGATGACTTGGTAATGTCTTTTGCGATTGCTTGCTGGATTAGAGACGCCGTATACGAAGAAAGCGCTTATGACCGAGAAAAATCAGAAAAAATGATGAACGCATTCTTTACAGGCAAAAGAGAACTAAATACAACTATCCCTGGGATGATTGGCCACTTACCGGTTATGAAATCAGGACAGGCAAGCGAAGCAAAAAAACAACAGCAACAATATTCTTGGCTATACAAGGGCTAAAAAATGGCATATAAAAAAACAATCATACCTAAAAGAAGTTCAGAGAACACAAGAAACCCGGACAACCCGCTTTACAAGGCGCTTACACGGCTTTTCTCAGGCCCAATCGTCAACTATCGACACGAGCAGGCAAGAAAATACCGCCGAAAGGAACTTGATAAGTTTAACTGGACCTCCGCATCAGGAAAAGAGTTCAAGAAAGCCGATTACGAGAAGAACTACTCGTTTTACGGCGACTTTATGCTCAATCAGAACCGGAACGATCGATATATTGACTTCGATCAGATGGAGTACATGCCAGAACTAAACTCTGCGCTTGATATTTATGCTGATGAGATGACTACCTCAACAGACATTCGTAAAATGCTTACGATTGACTGTCCAAACCAAGAAATCAAGACGGCATTACAGATCTTGTTTTACGATGTTCTCAATGTAGACCTCAACCTTTACGGATGGGCAAGAACTCTTTGTAAGTATGGAGACTTTTTCCTTTATTTGGACGTTGATGAGAAACTAGGCATCCAAAATGTTGTTTCTATGCCCCTCAGCGAACTAGAAAGGCTAGAAGGACAAGATGAAAACAACCCAAACTATTTACAGTTTCAGTGGAACTCCGGTGGCTTGACTTTTGAGGACTGGCAGATAGCTCACTTCCGTATTTTAGGAAATAATAAGTACAACCCCTATGGAACCTCTGTTCTTGAGGGGTCTCGTCGTATCTGGAGGCAACTAACGCTTGTAGAAGACGCAATGATGTCCTATCGTATCGTAAGAGCGCCCGAACGCCGAGTATTTTATGTTGATGTTGGCGCTGTAGCCCCACAGGACGTAAGCACATACATGCAAGAGGTTATGACCACCCTCAAACGAAACCAAATCGTTGATGCAGACAGCGGAAGAGCAGATCTTCGCTATAACCCAATGTCTGTAGAGGAAGATTATTACATTCCAGTTCGAGGCGGCCAACAAGGGACAAAGATCGAGACATTAGCAGGAGGTCAGTTCACTTCACAAATCGAAGACGTGAAATACCTTCGTGAAAAGCTATTTTCCGCCATCAAGATCCCACAAGCTTATCTAGTCGCCGGCGAGAACGCAGAAGACCGAACATCTCTCTCACAAAAAGACATTCGCTTCGCCAGAACCATCCAGCGCCTCCAAAAGGCCTTGATTTCCGAGCTTACAAAGATTGGGATGGTCCACCTTTATACTTTAGGCTTTCGAAAGTCTGATCTTACAGGCTTCAACCTCAAACTCAATAACCCGTCTAGGATTGCTGAGCTTCAGGATCTAGAGACAATGAAAACACAGTTTGAGGTTGCCTCATCCGCAACTGAAGGCTTTTTCTCTAAGAGGTACATTGCCGAGCACATTTTCAACATCTCACAAGAAGAATTCCTTCGCAACCAGCGTGAAATGTACTTTGACCGAAAGTTCGCTTCTGACCTTGACGCTGCAGCAGCCTCCGATGAGGAAGAAACCTCACTTGGCGGCGGCGACATAGGCGCTTTTGGAGCGGACTCCGAAACACCTGATTTAGGTGGAGAGGAAACACCGGATATTGACGCTGCTGAACCAGAAGAGGACATTCTAAAAGTCGCACCGGGCAAAAGGGACGATAAACCTTACATAACCAAAGATGAGGCCGGGCGCTTGGTTACAACAACTCCAAAGTCAAAAGGCAAAATGTACAAGCCTAAGAAAGATGGAAGAATCAAGAAGAACCGAATGGCAATGAAATCAACGGCTGTTCCAGAGTTCGCAACAGGCAACACAAAAAGGTCAAAGTTAGGCCTTCCAAAGCCTTCTGAAATCTTTTTTGAGAACATAGAACCAACCTTAGAGGGGATGGTTGAGAAAAAAGAAACTAGTTATACAGTAGAGGACGATTTTGAGGAACATTCCAAAGAAATCGACAATCTTTTAGAATCACTGGAGAGAAAAGATGATGACCAAGTACAATAAGAAAAGAAATACCGCTTTTCTTTATGAAGCATTAGTTAGAGAGCTTACAAAAGCGGCTCTTGTAGATGATAAAGAAAAAGCAGCCAAGATAACCAAGATCGTAAAAGAACACTTCAAGAAAGACACCTTGCTTTATAAAGAGCTTTATCTTTACCGAACGCTCTTAGAGACAAAAGACATGTCCGAGCCTCACTTGGCCGACCGTCTAATCCAAGAAAGTAAGTTTTCGTATGCGATGGCCGATCGAAAGCAAACATTCAACGCACAAACAAAGCTTATTGACACTATAAACAAGCAACTAGGCACAAGCGTATACAACAACTTTGTTCCAAATTATAGAGATCTAGGCACTATACACAGTATTCTACAAGGTGTGGATAATACCAAAAGCCGTGTTTTAGTAGAAGACAACCTAGTCAAGAAACTTTGTGGCCAAGAAGCACTCAATGAAAAGAAAGAGTATAAGCCAATAGACACATTAGTTTATCGTGAGTTTGTTAAGAACTTTAATGATGAATACGGCACGATGCTTTCAGAAGGTCAAAAGAAAATAGTTTCTCAGTTCATTACCTCATTTGCTGATGATGGAGTTGAGTTCAAAATGTTTATTACAGAAAAACTCAATGAACTAAAATATGCCCTAGAAAGCTTTGAAGCAAAAAACCCAGTTATCTCAGAAGGCATACAAGACATTACAAAGAAGTTTAATAACTTTGAGAACTTAGAGCTAAATGAAGAGCTTCTTTTGGATACTCTCAAGCTTCAATCCCTAGTAGAGGAGATCAACTATGGCGATTCAAATTAAAGTAAGCGACTCCTCAACACCGGACACTCCTCCCGATCGGACCATCAAGCTAAAAGCGAAGAAAGCGCTCAACGGCGACATCTTGGTCAACGATCATCCAGAGCTTCACGTAATCGTCTCACGTAAAGACGCTAAAATAACAACTTTTCCAAAAACGGAAATGGGGGATCATACTTATCATTCACAGGATGATCTTTTCTCCTATCTTGCAGACTATGGCGTTATCGCACACGGCTCAATGCAGGGCGGTATTATGATGGGGTCTATGGAGGCTGCTATAATGAAACCTGCGGAAGGCTCTAAGGTTGATTTTGTAGAAGTTACCCTATCAAGACTTTATGACTATTTCCAAATGGAAGAGCCAAGCTTTGCAATGAACGATAAGTTTGAAGACAACGAGCAAGAGCGTCTTACAGATCCAGAGGTTTATACAGATCTAGGGAACGTTCCGCAAGCAGAGAAGAAAGGATCAATCGATCCTCGGTTTGCTCGCAGGTATTACATTACTTACCACTTCTAATGCCGCTGCTGCTTTTTATTCTGGCTAGTTATGGATTGACACAGATCTTGGTCTATGGATCAATCTTTAATAGTATCAGGCCAAAGCACCACTTTTTCCACTGCCCTATGTGCGTTGGTTTTTGGGCTGGCTTGCTTATTTACTGTATTCTAAACACACCCGAACTCTCATACGGCTTTGCTTATGGGTGTCTTTCATCAGGCACCTCTTATGCTCTTTGCCAAATTTTCGGTGATGAAGGAATAAATTTTAGAACTAATAAAACTTAACACTATTTATAAGGCAAGAAACATTTTAAAGGAGAATTAAATGAAAACCACAAAAACAAAGCTTGTAGAGATTATCAAAGAAGAGCTTTCCGCTGCGATGAACGAGCGTCGCATGACGCCCGAAGGACTTCTTGCTACAATAAAAGATAAGTTAGAATACCTAAATCAAGAAGTCCTTATCGTTGGCGCCGGCGAAAACGAGCTTAACGAAGCCGCCGAAGCCATTGGTGAACTAGTTGAAATGATTAATACTCTTCTTTTTACTTAAGAAATTTTTGAGTTTTTAAGACTATTTATAAAAGAATGGAGATTATTATGCCTTGGACACAAAAATGGGCTCTACAGCCGGTTCGTCGCTGCTGCAAAGGGTCTTGAACCGAGCGGGTGACGCCCGCCAAAGGAAATTTAGATGCGTAAACAATTATTGAGAGAGTTTTATGAGCTTTGTGATGGTGGGGTCTGTCAAGACTTTCTAACAGAAGGCGAAAAGATTAGAATCAACGAAGGCGCCACTATTCTTACCGGTGTTTTACAAAAATACGGAGAAAAGAACGGCAATGGTCGTGTGTATCCGGAAAGAACACTACGAAGAGAAGTTGATAATTATAAAAAAGTAGTGGCTGAAAGACGATCGGTTGGCGAACTTGACCATCCGAAGTTAGAAGTTCTACCAACGCCCTCCGGAGACATACTCAAGGGTTTGGTCAATGCCGGTGTTAAAATCGGCATCTCATCAAGAGGTTTAGGCTCAGTTCGTGAATCACGTGAAGGAACAATGGTAAATGACGATTTCCAGCTTATTTGTTTTGACGTAGTTCAGGAGCCATCAACATCAGGTGCTTTTGTTGGCCCCACAAGAACTTCTTATATGAACGAGGACCTTACAAGAACCGCTTTGGACAACACCAGAGAACAAATAATACTTTCGAAAATTTACGACCTAGTAGGACTATAATGAATAAAGATGAACTCACAAAGATCTTGAAGCCTCTTATTAAAGAGTGCGTAAAAGAAGTGATTATGGAAGAGCCAGGAGTTCTTGCTCACATAATCAAAGAATCAGTGCAAGGCGTCTCTGTCTCAACTATAACTGAGAGCAGAGATGAAGAGCCTATTCGTAAGTTTATGAAAAAAGCACAAAAAGCCAAGCCAAAGAAAAACATCAACGAAACCAGGAAACGACTCTTGGACTCAATCGGCGGCGCAGGCAACTTTGGCGGTGTGAACATTTTTGAAGGAACGGAGCCGCTAGCAGCCGCACCTTCCTCGCAACAAGAAAAATTCGGTGCTCTAAGGGACTCAGATCCTAATGACTCCGGTGTAGATTTATCAGCTTTCGGACTATAGGAGACCAATGAGAAAGTACAACAAGTCAAGTAAAGGAAATTTCGAAGAATACGATCGAAAACTTGACAAGAAAAGAAAGAAGTATGGAAAGAAAATCAATGCCCTAGACGGAATTGAGCCATACCAAGTGGAAGTAAGGAACGGAGATGTCATGAAGGCATACAGGGTCCTAGAGAGGATGCTAAAGAAAGATCGTGTCCTTGAGAACCACAGAGAAAGACAGTATTACAGAAAACCTTCGGAAATTCGCAGCGAAGAAAAGCGAAGAAAGAAGAGAAAACAAGAAAAAGAAAAAGTAAGAAGGCAGCTTGAAGAAGCGCAAGATAATTCTTAACTTTAGGAGATAATTAATGAGCGTTTTTCAATACAAAACAGGCCTAGGAAATTCTTCGGCATATCAAGTAAGTGCGATACCTTTTATTTTAAGGCAGACTATTCCAACGAGTGTAACTCAAATTACTTTTCCGAAAGTTACAAAATTTATAAAAATTGTTAACAGCCACAACAGCCGGACTTTGAACGTAGGCTTTTCATCCTTGGGTATAAGCGCTAGTAGCAACTATTTTACAGTTGCTGCCAATAGTGAATCTGCTATATATTATTGGAGAGTTTCAAGTATTTTTGTGCTAGGCGTCGGCGGCTCTGTACCTATAGAAATTCACGCTGGACTAACAACAGTTTCGGATCTAGAACTAACCAACAACTGGTCTGGATCGGTAGGAGTAGGATAAGATGAGTGTTTTTCAGTATAGAAGCGGCCTAGGAAACTCTGCTTCATATCAAGTAAGCTCAATACCTTACTTGTTAAAGGGCGCCCAAATTATCAATAATACTATAGTTGAAATAGTTTTCCCAAATGTAACTAACTTTATAGAAATTTTTACAGCAGCCGGTTCTGGAGATTTAAGAATAGGGTTTTCATCTCTAGGAATCCAAAAAACTGCTCCAGCCGGCACTAACTATATTCTACATTCAGCTGGGACAAGTGAAATTTACGATTGGCGTGTAACATCTTTGTTTTTACAGAGAGATTCGAATACCGGAGGCGTGACCGTGGATTATGAGATTCGTGCTGGTATAACAACAATCGCCGGAAGCGAACTAAGCAACAAGTGGTCAGGCTCTGCCGGCGTAGGATAAGGCTATTATAACCTATTTTTAGGAAAAACCAGTATTTTAAAAAAAGACGCACTATTTATAAGTGGTATTATATTTTATTAAGGAGTTAGTTAATGTCAATGCTTGAACAAGCCATCGTAGATGCAAAAGACCTTCGTGAGGTTGCAAAAGCAAACGCCGAAGCAGAGGTTCTTGAGAAATATTCATCACAAATCAAAGAAGCTGTCGACCGCCTTTTAGAGCAGGACGACGAAGAAGAAATGGAAGCAGGAGATCTTGGAGCCGAAGCGGAAGCTGAAGTTCTAGACCTTGATGGTGACGAAGAGACAAGCGAGATCGAAGACGATCTACCAATGTCTTATGAAGCCAAGCCGGCCGACGAAAAAGAAGAAGCCGAGCAAATGATTGACGACGTTTCTGACTCAATCGAACAAGCCCAAAACGTTCTTGACCAACTCGCCGTAAAAGTAGCGAAAATGGGCGAGGAAGATGGCGACGAAGAAATGGTCACTATCGACCTAGACAAGCTTGAGGACTCCGGAGTAGAAATAGAAGACGGTGTTGGCGAGCCAGATGCTATAGCCGAAGAGATCGACATTTCCGAAGACGATCTTCTTGGCCTTATGGAAAAGCTTACCGTTGATACTTCAGCGCAAAAAGGTGGCTGGGCAGGACGTCCCGACAAGCAAATATTCTTTGAGCAGGAGCTTGAGTTGGCCCGAATGCATTCAACTGAGCTTGAAGAAGACAACGCCACATTTAAGAAGGCTGTCTTGGAACTCACCGAGAGCAAGAACAGTTTAGAAAAAGAAATAACAGAAAAAAACAATGTAATAAAGAATACAGCAGTATTGGTTGAGAGCTTGCAGAATAAGCTTTCAGAGTCTCATCTCGTAAACACAAAACTGTTTTATACAAACAAAGCCCTAATAGATAACTCCTTGAATGAGCGGCAAAAAAGTAAAATTGTCGAAACAATCAACCGGGCCGACACGACCGATAAGGTCAAAGCTGTGTTTGAAACTCTATGTGAAACGGTTTCGTCTGAACCTGCAAAGAATGCTGGCCCAGAAAACTTGACTGAAGCGCTAAAGGTTAGAACACTTGTGGCTCGCTCCGCAAAAAAACAAACAATAAGCGAGTCAAGCGACGTTCTTCGTATGAAGAGACTAGCAGGCATACTTTAATAAAAAAGGAGAAATTTTAAAATGTCAGTACTTAAGACACTCACAGAGGGCATCCAGCCCCGTGACCTTCACCAGGAGTCAAGCGCACTACTTAATAAGTGGGAGCGAACAGGACTACTCGAAGGTCTAAACACAGATGACAAGCGTCACCAGATGGCTCGTCTACTTGAAAACCAGGCCAAGGAGCTTCTTCGTGAATCATCCACAATGGCCGGCGCCGACGTTGAAGGTTTTGCAGCAGTTGCATTCCCTCTCGTTCGACGTGTATTCGCATCACTTGTTGCTCAGGACCTAGTTTCTGTACAGCCAATGTCACTTCCTTCAGGTCTAATCTTCTTCATGGATTTCACCTTCTCAAACGAGACCGGCAATCGTCTTAGTAACGATGGCGGAGATTCAATCTACGGAGGCGGCCGAGTTGCTTCACAGATCACTGGAGGCGTTATCCTTACCGGGCGTGATGCCGAAGCCGGCCCTTACGCCCTAAACAGTGGCTACTCCTCACCTACTGGTACAGTATCACTCGGAGCGGCTCTTACTGTTACTTCTGGTACTGTCGATGCAAATGGCGCATTCTTATCAGAGAACGGAGATTATGGTACAGGAATGACGCAGCTTCTAGCGGACCAGATCGTTCGCTATGACCCTGACCTTGTTTCAGGTTCAGCAATTGCTATTGGTACGGTTGCAGCAGCAACTCTCCTAGCATCAGAGTTC